TGTCCCTGTCGGCGGCGTTCATCTCGTCCTCGCGTCTGGTAAACGGCACGACGATGAAGTCGTACTCCATCGAAGTCGGTCACCTCGACATCACCCAGTTCCGTCAGTACCTTGGCATGATCCCGTCGAAGATGGACCTGAAGATCGCTACCGGCAGCATCATCACCGGCAGCGTCGACTTCATGGGCAAGTCGATGCTCCTGACCGGCTCGACCGGCATGGGTACGGTGGTCGCCTCCAAGGCTTACTCGCCGGCCAACGCGGTGCGTGGCGTCTTCGACATCCTCGAAGGCGGCACCTCGATCTCGGCTACGACCTACATCAAGTCGGCGGACATTAGCCTCGACAACACCCTGCGAGGTCAGGACGCTGTCGGCGTCTACGGCAACGCTGGCGTCGCTGCCGGAATGATCGAAATCCACTGGCCCTTGTTGAGCGTCGTGAAGGCGTCGTTGCCCGTCGGCGCGACTCCGGCAGTGATCGTGGTCGACGTCAGCGTCAGCGTAGCAATGGAAGCAGAGACCCCATTAGTTCCGTACACCGCGAAGGAGTCTTGGGCAATACCCTCAAGAATCCAGTCGAACTCGCGGTACGACATCTCAAAGCCAAAACCGCCCATTGCCGAAGCGCTTACGGGGATGGTGTCGGTCACCTGACGGTCGGAACGAAGTTCTTTCGACTGCTCAGTGCCAATGGTGTAGTCAAGGGACTCGCCGGTAACACGGACGAGGTTGCCGTTGCCGCCTTGCAGGGTTGCCCAGTTTGTCGGGTAGCTGCCCTCAAGTTTGTAGGCTACTTGTGTGCGGTTAGAGGCGGAAAGTGTGGGCATGGTCGTATTTCCTCAATTGGAAAATGTCATTCGGAGTTTCTGTCTATATCCCATGTTTCAGAGGCAAAGTCAAGCCTCATCCGCATAGAACCTGAACTTCGTCCCTTCGAGATACCACCCCTTTCTCGGGGCGTTCTCGTCGGGTTCGGGGGCTTCGATCTGAACGGTCGCCAAGGTCTTGTAGCCGAGGCGGTCATCGACCCAGTCGATGATACCCTTGGAAGCCAGCGTACCCTTCCCTGACTTCGTCCAGACGGTGACGTAGATGTAGCCGCCGTGCCGGGTCTTGGGGGCGCCAAGGCTGATCTGGCCGCCAGAATAGAAGCGAACCTCAAACTCGACGAAGGTGTCGGGTAGGTTATTCCAGTCGAAGGGCTGATTCTCGTAGGTGAGAGGTATGGTCGGATACTGCGCTCTGTACGCCGTGTCGAACCACGTTACGATCTCGGTCTGTATGGCTGCCTTCATTACGCTATCCTCAGCCCGCGCAGGGCAGGCACGCGGGCAGGATTGACAGTGTGAGCGTACCAGGTTCCGGCGCGGTCAATGGAGCGGCCAAGGGGTCGCCCCGGCTTGTTGACGTCTCTCAGCCAATCCGGCTCCTCCTCGATCAAGGCGGCGTAAGGACCTTCACCGTGATCAGACCCGTTTGAGATGTAGACTGTGCTGCCCAATTTGAACTCTAGTTCCCTACCCGCGTTGTGCTGGACAGCAGCGTCGATGGCCTCACGGTCGCCCTTGCGCTTGATACGTTCGCCGCCTGTGTCTTCAATGAAGAAGTCAAACGTCGGGTTCATCCACAGATCAGGAGAACCCACTTTGTATGTCCAACTCGACACGTAGCGCCCGAAATACTGCGGACTCATGTGCAAGGTGTGGTTGAAGATTTCCACAGTAATGCCGCGAACAATCTCCGTGCACTCCTGCTCAAGTTCGGCGAAGGCTTCGTCGAGGCCGATCCAGTTACTAGCCATGACGGGCCACCTTGCACACCCAGACGCCGGTCTCGCTCATCGCGGAGTTGATCTGGTACTCGCCATCGGATAAGGTCAGCAGGGCGCCAACAGCGGGCGTTGCTGCACTCTTGGCGATCACCGCCTGCATGTCCTCTGGGCGGAAGGGGCCAGCGAGGTCATCGCGGTACTCGAACAGGGACTGCCAACGCAAACGCAGCACTCGTACCGAGGTCGTGGTCGTCGTCATCACCTCGGTAATCGGGTTGTAGGTGCCGGTCTTCAGCGACCCCGTTTCAATCGCGGGTTCGGGGACCTCGTCGCAAGTCAGAATGAGGGTGCCGGCAGCACCTTTGGTCGTCTTGCGGACGATGTGGTAGGCGCCGTCGAAACTGACGATGTTGGAGACAGCGACCGCTTCGGTCACCGCCATGTGGATGTGATTGACGCCGATCATGTCGGAGGACTCGTCGATCTCCTTGGCGTCTTTCACCCACGCTTTCGCGGCCCACGCTTGCGTGCCGGCGGCGTTCTCGCAGACCTGCTGCAGGGTTCTCCAAGTGGAGAGGTTGGTGGCCTCGTGGGCGACGAACTTGCGTCGGATGACTTCGCCGAGAGCGGAGTCGTCAAAGCCGTGGGCCATGATGTAGCGAACGCCGTGCGCCTCGATGACGCGCCGGGCAGGCAGGCTGATCTCAGGGGCAAGTTCGATGATGCGGCGTTCGGCCCCCTCGCTGTCGCGCCGGCTCTCGTCGAACAAGAGCATCTGCGCGTTGAACAGGAAACTGCCGGTGTAGCCGTCGTTGCACGGCATCCTGTTGAAGTGCTTGGCTGCCGCGTGCAGGCGCATGTCAGGTGCCGGTGACGGGGTCGCTGTCGGGGACAGAGACGGAGAAATAGGGGCGAGCAGTGATGGACGGTGCACTGCTCGCAGTAAGCGCCGCGAGGGCCGCTTCGAGTCTTGACTTGTACTTGCCGTAAAGTTGCTCAACCTTCTTGATGACTTCCTTGTACGGACTGTCGGCGTACCGAGAAACGGTCGCCTTTCCGTCGGAGATGTCTTTGGGGCTGAACAGGGGCAGGGATGTCGTCGCTTGGTAAGCCACAACGTAGGTTGAAAACAGGCGGGTAGCCTGCAGAAAACGATCTTGTACAGCCGTCCTACTCGTCAACGCTGCAACCGTGGCGTATTCGGTCTCAAGGGTCAGATCGACATCCTCAAGTTCCGCAGTCAGGTTCAACTCATACAACGAGAGCGAGAGCGTGGCGTCCTCTATTTCGTCCACAGACACACCAAGGGCGGCACGAATGTCGTCGTAGGTCGTATAGGTCAAGAGAGCCACGGTGCAGTGTCCTTATGCCAGCGTGATTTTGCCGGCGTCGATCTGGGCTTGGAGCCAAGGGTGCAACTCAATTTCCACCGGGGTCTCGCCGATCTGGACGTTCTTGATGAGGTCGACGAACGGGGGGTGGACAGCAAAGACTTTGACGGTCTTTGGTTTTTGCTTTTCAACGGGCTTTTGATAGGCCATGTCGAAGTTCCTGATTTTGAAAAGGACACAGCGAGTATAGGCTGTGTTTCCTGTTTTGTAAATATATCACTTGTTGGATGGCGTGTGCAGGAGTATCATGCACACAGTCACATCAACAAACGCTAACTATGAAAAAACTAACACAGCAGGAGTTTGTAGAAAAAGTGCTGAGTCGGGCTCCACGGTACGTCGATCTTAGCCAATTCGTCTACACCTCGTCGGCAGGAAAGAGTACCGCAATTTGCCCAGAGCACGGGCCGTTCACAGTGAGCGCAAACGCTTTGATGAACAGGAACGGGTGCCCTAAGTGTGCCCTTATATCCCGGTCTGCAAAGCGGAGAATGACTGTTGAAGAGTTTCTTAGCCGGGCTAATGAGGTGCACGGGGATACCTACGATTACTCAAAAATGAACTTCAAGAGTTCCACTACGCCCATAGTGATAGTGTGTAAATTTCACGGAGAATTCCTGCAAGCGCCCACCCGCCACCTGAGTGGTCAAGGTTGCAGGAAGTGCAGTGATGCTCAGGTGGGACTTAAGTCAAGGCTAGACGTAAACAGTATCGTTGCAAGGTTGAGAGGGATTCACGGGGACAGGTATGTCTACGATAAGGTAGGAGAGCGAAGGGGCAATAAACTTACAGTGACCTGCCGGAAGCACGGAGATTTCACTGCCACCCTCACCAACCTACTGCATAACCACTCTGGATGCCCATCTTGCGGGCGTGCTGAAGCCGGAAGAAAGTCTCGCCTACCCTATGAAGAGTATGTCGCTCGTTTCAAGGAGTTGCACAAGGGTAAGTTTGAGTATGGGCAGATAGACTACAACCTCGCCCCTCCAAGAGTGGACATCAAATGCCCAACTCACGGGTGGTTCAGCCAAGGGCTACATGACCACCTGAAGGGAGTCAGTTGCCCGAAGTGCAGCGCTCCTGTCTATGACCAGCAAACCTTCGTGGAATCCTCCAGAGAGGTACATGGGGATAAGTATGACTATTCAATGGTCAGGTACGAACGATCTTTGGACAAGGTTTCTATCCTGTGTCCGGTGCACGGGGAATTCAAGCAGGCCCCAAACTACCACGTAAATATGGGCCACGGATGCCCACGGTGCGCAGGCATAGGCCCATCCTCTGCCCAACTTGAAATCTTTGAGTTCCTGAGTCAATACGTTGAGTGCGTAAGCGAACAGCAAATGCCGAGCAGCACCAAGAGTTTTGACATATTCGTGCCAAGCCTAAACCTGGCGGTCGAGTATCACGGTTTAGTGTGGCACAGCACAAAGTTTGCAATCGACCCCCGTAGGGACTACAAAAAACACCTTGAGGCTGCGGCGTCCAACATTCGCGTAATCCACATCTACAGTGATGAGTGGCTAACCAAGAGAGCTATCGTCGAGCGCTTGCTACTGTCCGCTGTAGGGAAGCTGGAAAAAGTTTATGCCAGAAAGACTAAGGTTGTCACCGTAGACAGCAGAAAAGCCCGCACTTTTTTGGCAAACAACCACCTGCAGGGTCCAACAAACTCGTCTATAAATCTAGGGCTTGAATTTGAGGACGTACTCATTGCCTGCATGTCATTCAGTGTATCGAGCAGTGTGAGAGGGAATCGGGATCGCGGACTTTGGGAACTTCAAAGGTATGCTGCAGCATGCACTGTGGTCGGTGGTGCCAGCAAGTTGCTGAAAACCTTCCTCGCTACAACCTCGTGCCACACCCTGATCTCCTACTCTGATAACCGGGTGTTCTCAGGGAATATGTACCAAAGGCTTGGGTTCTCCTTGGTTGGAGAGTCAGTCCCTGACTATTGGTATGTGTCTTCTAGAATTCAGGACGGCAGGCAACACAAGTCGAGGTTCCAGCGCAAATTCTTGCCAAGGAGGTTGAAGTCTTTTGACCCCTCCCTGTCTGAATCGGAAAACTGCCACGCTAACGGTTGGTATCAGTTATTTGACTGTGGCAAGAAAAAGTGGGAACTCCGTGTATCATGAAAAAGGCCCTCGCATCTGCGAGGGCCTTTTTCTCAGCCAGAAGTTATCAGGCGTAGGTCAAAACCTCAAAAGCATCGTTGTACATGCGGCGGGTGAGGCTGCCGTAGTCGAAGCGCATTGCAGTAGCGCGACGAAGTACGAATTCCTCTTGAGCCTGGTACGAGGCGTTCGTCGAGGTGACCCTCTGGATTGCGAAGCGGGAGTCGATGCCCATGATGGTCTTGGCAGGCCAATTGGCGTCGTCGGTGATGAACACGTTGACTTCGTCATTCCACGTCGGGTTCATGACACGCTCGTTCGTGTTGATGCGAACGGAGGTGCCGTTGTCGGCGGTGATGACCGGACGACCGGAACGCTGCTGGATGGTGATTGCGCCGTTGATGTCGGTAATGACATGGCTGATGCGGCGCTTCTTGCTGTTGTCGTAGAGCCACAGCATCCAGGCCAGTTGCGTGATGCCCGCAGTGGCGGCAGCGTCCAACGAGGCAGCCGTCTTGACCTTGTTGGAGATCGTGGACAGGGCAGCTTGGCCGACGTCAGCGTCGCCGCTGAGAAGGGCAACAACCGCAGCGTTGGCACGCTCGTTGCGCTCCACAGCCATCTGGCGAGCAATCGACAGAGCGATGAAGTCGAGGTTCAGGTACTTGGTAGCCTGCTCCGAATACTCAATACCGAGGGAGTAGGTCGGAACCCGTACCGACTTCTCGCTGGTCGTCAGAGTCAGCATATTGACCGGCTTTGCCAGTTGGCTGATGACTTGCGAGCGACCCGCTTCCGGACCTGCAAAGTTGGCTTCCGGCCACAGATACCACTCATCAGCAATGACGGTGTCCATCCCGACCATCGAGTCGAAGGCGTTGGCGTTCATGTCGAGGTCAGCGACCAGCTTGTCTTCGACAAGGGCGCCAATCGCCGGCATGAGCAGGACGCGAGCCTGGTTCGACGGGTTGCGAACGATGACGTTGCCTTCGATCTGCGGACGGCCATTCAGGACCGCGTCAAGGGAGGGGGCCTTGATGCCGTACTTCTTGTCCGAGCGAAGGACGATGCCTTCCGACGCACACATCTGGGCGAAGGCGTCACCATGAGCTTCGGCGTTGGTGTCGTAGACCGTGTTGATGTAGTCCCGAACGCTCAGGTTGGCGTCTTTCGCCGCCCTGATCGTTTCGAGGGACATCTCGACCTGTTGGCGGGCACCGCCTGCATCAATAAAACTAGCCATTTTCAGTTCTCCTGTTTAGGCGTTGACGCGCTCAATGGTGGCAGTCTGACCAACAGCGGTAGTGCCGTCCAGCGACACAACACGCCAACCGTAAAGGCCGACCATATCGGCATCGACAACCTTGGCGATGGCGGCGTTGATGTTGCCAGCGACGTTATCGGCAGTGGTGACCGTGGCACCAGGCTGGTTTGTCGCCTTGCAGACCTTCGGATAAGCACCAGCCAGGGACGTGCCCTTGGCGACGGCAGTGCCGGCAACGACGAAGTCGCCAACAGCGATAGTGCCGGTGCCAGGAGTGCCTTCCAGACCATCGAGAGTGACCTTGACGCGGCCTTCGGTTTGAACCGAACCAATCGAGAAGTCGTCGGCGGTATAGGACTCGACGGCAGAGATGAAGCCCTCGATCTTGTTGGTGACGGCGCACAGGTTGTACAGGGAATCACCGATCAACTTGACCGGCTTGCCGATCTCAAGGTCGGTGAGGTAGTTCGCAGAACCGGAAGCGGAACCCAGACGGGCGGTGATGGCTTCGGTTTCCACGGTCGGTTGCATCTTAAACTTTGCCATTTCTGGGCTCCTTTACTTGCTGAACTTCGCCGCACGAGTGCGGGCAAGGTCTCGCGGGTTGCTTTGCGGTACAGTCTTGACAGCCTCAGCAGCGTCTACCGCAGCCACGCCGCCAGCCTTGAACGTCTTCAGGAACGACTCGGACGTCGCCGCGTAGTCGGCCAGGAGTTCCTGGGCCGACAACGCGGATAGATCGACATTCGAGGCCCCCATCCGAACCTTCATTCCAACAACCGCCTTGCGGACAACGTCCGTCAAGCCGGTGTGCGTCGCTTCCATCGAAGCGACCTTGTCCTTGATGCCCTTCAACTCGACGCTCAGGTTGAGGATTTCGGCATCCTTTTCCTTGACCTGCGCCTGCAGGAAAGAGACGACAGAAGCCTGCGGCTCATGCTTCTCTTCCTCGGTTTCCGTCACTTCAGCAGCCGCTTCGACGCCCTCGACTTCACCTTCGACACCTGAATCAGCCGAAGCCTCAGCGGTATTCTCGGGATCGGCAGAAGCCTCGATAGGCAGACCAGCAGCCAGTGCGGCGATGTCGGTCTCGGTGAGTGCTTTTTTGCCCATGTCAATACCTCGTTGGTAATTTCCCAAATTGTTGTTGAGAATCTTCTCATTGTCAAGAAGTTTCATAGAAAACTTGCTCATAGTGGTGTCGAAGGTCTCGATACTGTCCACCAGCCCCGCAGCGAGCGCCTGCTTGCCGAAGAACTCGCGCCCTTGCGCCATTGTTTCATCGCAAAGGGCGAAAGTCGTATTGCGGCAATCGGCAACGTGCTCGACGAAAACCTGGTAGGCAGCGTTGAGTTGGTTCTGGAGTTGCGACTTGGCTCGGTCGGTCAAAGGTTCAACCGAATTGATAAGGGCTTTGTACTCTCCGGCACGAACCACAGTAACGCCGATCCCGGCTTCCTTGAGTTGCTTGCTGAACTCGACGTGGGTGGCGATGACGCCGATGGAACCAACGGTACTGACGTTGCTGGCGCTGACATCCCGAGCGGCACAGCCAAGCCAGTAGGCAGCAGAGCACATCGCGCCATCAGTGAAGGCGTGAATCGGCTTGATGTTGCGGTCGATGGTGCGGATCAGGTTCCCGACGTCAGCCACGCCACTGACAGCGCCGCCGCCCGAGTCGATGTCGAGCATGATGCCCTTGACTTCCGGCTTTTGCGCAGCGTAGAGCAGCGCGTCGCGGATGGCGCCGTAGCTGGTAACGCCGTAGAAGCGATTGAAGAACGAGTCGCGGTTGGTCAGGGCGCCCTTGATAGAGATGACGCCGATGTCGCCGTTCTGGGAGAAGTTGTAGGGGACTTCGTCCTCTTCCTTTTCGTCTTTATCGAAGATGCCCGCCATCATTTTGTCGTGAGCTTCCATCGCCAGCGTCAAGCTGTGCTCGGTGCCCGCCCACATGACCTCGGGGAAAGTGTGTTTATCCGCCATTGCAATCTCCAATCTTGACACACTTATACCATAGCGATTTGCTATGCGTCAATCTTTCACTTCGACGTTTGCCCACTCTCCGCGCCCTTTCCAGCCGGGCATTTCGATGTAGGACTGGAACTGCCAGTTGCCGGCCACGTTGATGTCGCCGTCAAGCAAGACGTACTTGATCGAGGTCGAGCTGTTGAGGGTCGCATCGAAGACCTTGACGCCGCCGCTCGGCGTTTTCGCCCGGACCTTCATCACGGTCGCCGTGGAGATGGTGACGCCGCAGTCAAGAATCAGTTCGGTGCCGATGTCGTTCTTGTAGATCACGCTCATGATTAGGACTCCTCAATATCGAGTTTCGAGGACAGCGTGACCGACTTGTAGGTCCGGGACGCGCCACTCAGTTGGGTTGTAGCCGCCGACGCAAGAGCCTGCACAGTCGCCACGACAGATTGGAGGGCAACGGTCTTCGTCAGCGGAGAAGAGACAGTAATCTGTTCCATCAAAAGAGCCTCGATACAAGCAATACTGACTTCCTGACATGAGACGACATCCTCAAGATGTAGCGGCGAACCTCAGCCGCAATGATAGCCCCGAACCATTGACCGTGGCTATGGCCGAGGTATTTTCCATAGTAACTCACTATGGGTCTCGCGCCGTGACGGTGCGGTCGCCCGCGCTGTAGGCGGCCTCGACACGATCCTTGGTCCCATCAAGGGACTTGAACACCATCGTTGCGCCTTCAAGGCCGGTCGCGTCGCCTGCGGTCACGGCAAGGGTGATACGCATCACGTCGCGTAGTGTCAGCCCGCCCTCGATCAGCGCAGCAAGTACGGCTGCCGCGTTCTGTTCCGCCGTCGGGGCGTTGCTCGTCACGCTGCTGTTGAACACCAGCACGGTGATAGCGTTGTTGGGAATGTTGCTCCCTTGACTTGCCAACAGGGACAGTCCAAGGGTTTGCCATCCGGTGTTGTCGGTAGTCGAGGTGACCAACCACTTCTGATAGACAGCCGCGTCGTCCTTGTCCTGGATGAACAAGGTGCTCCCCGCTGGCAGCGCTTTGAAGTAGTTGCTGATGTCGGTGCCGTCGTTGGTGATGGCGTCCAGGTAAATTTCAGTGGCCGAAGTCTGGGTAGCGTGGTTCCACCGAATGCGGCCCGTCCCCGGATCAGCCGCCGCAGTTGTGTGCGTGCCCTGCTTGATGTGGATGCCCCACAGGTCAACGCCGATGGTTTGCAGGCCGAGGGAGTTGGTGCGGGCGTTAAAGTTTGACCCTGCGGATGTCCAGAAATTGGCCGCGAGGTAGTCATTCCCGTTTGATCCTAGCGTCTTTCCTGTGATGGACGGCACGGCAATGGTCACAGCAAACGCTGCCCACGATGACGTAAGCGTGACAGTTTGGCCTGTCCCTGTCACATCTGCGGAAGGAGAGCCGCCCGTACCAAAACTCTGCAACATTTCGATGGCCATATTACCTGTGCCAGATGATCGGCGCGCCCAACCGAGTATCGTGATGGTTTGGCCTGCATATGCTCTTACGCCCTCAATGCGTTGCTGCGTTAACGCAAAGTGCGAGGCCAGTGTCTGCCCGCTCGTGGACTGGCGCAGAAAGAATGTCGGGCTGTTATTGCCCAGCGTATCCCCGACAGTGAAGGATTGACGCGACATAGTCACCGCGCCGCCGCTTAGCGAATTAAGCCAGCGATCAGCCCCATACACCGCAGTTGTGAAACTTGTCCCCCGCTGCCAATGGTCAAAGGCCCCGTTGATGATACGATTTTCTGGGTCTAGTACGCCCTGCCGCAGCGGAATGCCGTTGATCGTGGCTGTGTTACCGCCTGTAGCATCAAGAATAGCAGGGGTTCTGACTTCTGTTGTAGCTCTAAGAGAGGTCACAGACCAAAGATCGTTAACTTGGTCAAAAGTGGCAAAGTTGATCCAAGCATCATTATCCGCATTACGCATTTTTAGAATATCAGTAGTAGTATCGTACCACCACTGATAAGCATAAGTAGTCGAGGGCGCAGTGGCCCCCGAAGAATTTGTTGCCAATGCAGTAAGACCATTGTTTAAGTCTGTACGAAAAGCTGGAAAGCCTTGGTTGGCAATATTGAAGTCATGTTGGCTCATTTTTAAAGTCCTTTTCCGTAGCCTTTAGCCACATAGTCGAGTGTTACTGTGTTTGTAGCTACAGTACCACCACTGTCATACACAGTTAGAGAAAATCCAGAAGCAGTTTTACTGGTGATAGCATACCTTTGCCCATTTTGTAGGTTAGCTAGAGAAAGACCAATAGCAGGTGTTGCTTTAAAAGAACTAGGGAATGTTATATTGATCGTACCAGTAAAACTAAGATCACTTTGAGCTTCTACTCGATCAGGCATATCGACAGTCACTGATAATCCAGTAATTGCAGGGCTTGAACTGTTGTCAGAAGATAAAAGTTTTGCCCTAAATTTGATAGCCCTTGCAGTAACATCTGCTACAAAGAAATCTTGCCAAGCACTCCAATTAGGCATACCAGAAGGGTCATCATTTGTATAAGCAAACTGCATAATTACAGAAGTGTTATCAAAGTTATTAGGATCACCATCGAATAGACCTATACGAGCATCGAAATCTCCAGTTGTAGTATCAAACGTATTACTATAACTTGCCAGAGTAAGCCCAATATCAGTAGAGACACGAGATACATATTTAGCCCCAAGATCAATGTAATTAGCAAACTCATAATAACCAGAGCCAACTAATTCACTACCAAAATCAAATAGCCCCAAGGCAGAATCAAAGTCTCCAGTTGTACTATCAAAAAGTGTAGCACTAGTTAAAATAAGAGAAGGGATACCAGAGATTTCTGAAACAGCTAGGTTTGTCTTAATTCCAGAGAAAGTTGGGTTTTCTGTGAGAGTAGCTACGACATTAAGGTTATCAATGTTTGCTGTGTCTGTTATGACAACAACAGAGGTTGGTGTTAAACTCCCATTACCTAACTTATCATAAGCACGAATAAAATAAGTGCCTGTCTTGGCGGGAACAACAACACTTGTGGCTGGACGAGAGACTTTGCTAGTTACATCCACACCATTTGAATAAGTTGCCCCAAGGGTCTCTTTAGAATATCTGATTCTATAGTGAGAAAGGTCTAGATCGGGGGCGGCTGTCCAAGTTAAGTGCAGGGAATTTCCAACCACGTTAGCAGAGAAGTTCTCTACATCTGATGGAGGGTCAATGAATGGTGAAACAAACCAGTTAGAAATTGTATTCCAAGGCCCACGCACATTAAAAAAGTTTACTGCTCTGGCTCGTACATCGTAGAAAGCATCTACAACACCAATAATTTCCGCCTTTCCTGTGGAAAATCTACCAAGGCTGACAAAATTACTGTCCGAAGATAGTTTATACTCAACCTCTATATAATCTACACTTGGGTCGCTAAATGTAATATCAATTTTTAGTACCCCAAAGACTTGTTCGTTAATAATCCTGAGTTCATCGCTCAAAGAAACCCCAACAGTGATTGGAGTAAAAGGGTCTGGAAGGGTAGTGTTATTACTTTCAAACACAGAAGGCTCTGTTGAAGTAAATACCCCTTGACTGATCTCTCTAAGCGTCATCTGGGTTTGAACATCAAGGTCTTCAGTTAGGCCAAAAGTCCACTCTATTACTTCGAAGGGCTTATTAGTCCAGCCAAATCTTTGATTATTGATATAAACAAAATCCCCAACTTGAACTTGAAAGGCTTTAATACCAAAAGAAGCACTAAAGGTTAATTGTTCTCTATTACGATTAAGGGCAATACGAGCGATTCTTTGTGCTGTAGCACTAGATGAAGTAAAAGGCAGGGTAAAATCTAATACGTTTACTAGCCCATTATCAGCGGCCAAAAATACAGGGTCACTGACCTCTGGATAGTCTGCTGCTTGCCAATCGCTCTCTGCTCCCCTAAATGTACCTTTTACAGAATTAAAATTATCTCTACGAGAATGCCTAGTTGATAAAGAAATCCCAGAGCGCAAGTCATTTTCGTCAAAAGACACAGTTGGTTCAGTCCAAGTAGAGGCTTTCATGCGCCACTTACCTTGACCATACCACAATAAACCTCCCATTGAGGTCAACAAATTATTCAGAATTGAGGCTGGTTGAACACCTGTAATAAATGCACCATTACAAGTATATCTCTTTTGATCGTACACTATTTGATCACATATGGTAACAGCAGTATTTACAAGTTCATCGTCAATCCGAGAAGCGTCTTGATTTAATCCATAAGCAGAGGTCAGGTAATCTCTCAGACATAAAGCAGGGTTATCACTCCAAGCAGTAGTGTTGGTTGCAGGATTATAGACTTTCTTACCACGAATAGTAGCAGATACAGAAGGTAAGCCATTGGGAAAAGCGTCTTGATTATAGGTAAATCTAACATAAATATAAGATATACCCTGTAACCTATGGTTCGTTGTCCAGACCCCATCAGATAAACCTGAAGTTTCTGCTATAAGATCGGGATCAGCATTTTGTGTTGTTGTACCAAGATAGGTTTTAATACGTACATAACCATTGTATCTAGAAGGAGAGGTCACATTGCCCGAACCATCAAGTGTTACAAGTTCATCATTAAGATAAATCTGTCTATAACTATCAATCTCGTGTCCAGAAAAAGCAATAAC